AAAGGAGAATTCTGATTTTCCTTTAGATAATAACGTTGCACAGGAGGAGCTATAATGGTTGCAGCTGTTGAAACTATGGCCTATGCCGGAGAACTTCCTTGGCATGGTTTAGGTACTAAAGTACCACAAGACTTATCTACTGATGAGTTTATTAAACAAGCAGGACTTGATTGGACTGTTTCTAAAAAACCTATGTTCTTTATGGACAAGAACAGTAAACCTATTAGTACAGGAATGACTGCTTTAGTTAGAGATACTGATGAGAAAGTTTTAACTCATGTATCTTCTAAGTGGAATCCTGTACAGAATAAACAAGCGTTTGACTTCTTTGAAGAGTTTGTAAATGCTGGTGATATGCATATGCATACTGCTGGTTCTTTGCAAGATGGTAAAAGAGTTTGGGCTCTTGCTAAGATTCAAGATGGTATCAAATTATTTGGTAAAGATGATATTGAGAACTATCTTTTATTTTGTAACCCACACTTGCATGGTGCTAGTGTTCAAGTTAAGACTACTAATGTAAGAGTTGTATGTCAAAATACTTTGACTCAATCTTTAGATGCTTCATCTGATGTTGATGTTAAGTTTTCTCATAGAACTGCCTTTGATCCTGAAGTAGCTAAACAAGCTGTCTTTGTTGCTAAAGAAAGACTTCAAGAGTTCAAAGAGTATGCTGAGTTCTTAGGATCTAAAAGATATAAAGAACTTGAAGTTAATGCTTACCTACAAGAGATCTTCAAGAACCATGGTTCTGGAAAGAGAGTTGGTAAGACTGCTCAACAGGCCTTTGAGATTCTTGAGACTCAACCTGGTGCTAACATTAGACCTGGTACTTGGTGGAATGCTCTTAATGCAGTAACATATATGACTGATCATGTTCTTGGTAAGTCAACTGATGCTAGATTAGCTTCAGCTTGGTATGGTGCTAATGCTAGAGTAAAAGATAAAGCAGTTAAGAAAGTATTGGAATATGCTGAAGCTGCCTAACTCAACTATAAATAGGGGTGCAGGAGGCACCCCTATGATAGATTTTTTAGATGAAAGAATATCATCTATTAAACAACGCATAGCCAAATTTAAAAAAGATTATCCTGAGTTGTATGAGGAGGAGAATGAACGCAAATACAACCCCAATCTTGATTACCAAAAGCTCATTAATGAACCTACGACCACACCAATTTCCATCAAGGAAAGGTTGGCGGGAATACAAAAGTCCCGTTAGATTGTGGAGAAGTAAAACTGAATGGAGATCTCAATCTAATTCATTTGTCGTGGTGTCTGTTCGAGATGAAGATTAATTCTAGTCTTTTCAATACTATCATATACTTTTAACCAAAACTTTTTAAATTTTTTATCCTTACAATTTTTATAGGCTCGTAAGGCATTGTCAGATAATCTTTGATATTTAGAATGGAGATCCAGCATTAGCTAGTAGCTTATCTTGTTGCTTTTGCTCATAATATGATTTGTATGTTTCTAACTTTTTAAGTAGTTCTGGAACATAGTCATATATCTTTTTTTCAAATACCATAGGTTCATTATTTTCTACTGCCATTACTATCTTTATATCAGGAATATGAATACCAGACATTTCTTCAAACATTATACTATATGCACTACACTGTTCAAAGTAATCTTGGATCCATTCTTCTTTCTTAGGTTTTCTTGATGTTTTGAAATCAACTATAGCAGGTTTATCACCCCATGTACATATACAATCAACTCTTCCAGCTATAGATAGCTTGTTACTGTATAAAGGAACTTCTTGGTGGTGTACGACCTTTATATTTCGTTCTAAGATAGGTTTAATAGACTTAAACATAACAACATTGTTAGGCATATGCTTAAGATATAAGTCTTCTTTATTTGATAGGAAGTCTTCACATATCTGATGTACAGCAGTACCTCTTCTACTGGATTGTACAGCTACTTTGTTGGCTTCTTCTTCACCAACTTTTTCTCTCCATTCTTTAATGGCCTTAGCCTTAAACCAACCTAGTATGGTAGTTATACTTGGATATAATCCTCCATTTGGTAAAACATAATGTCTCTTACCATTAACTGATTCTGTTTTAAGGTCTTTAAATTTATGTAGCTGTTTTTGTTTAAACATTTTTTATATTAATCCATAGTTAAGTTTTGTTATTATATAGTCTCTTACTAATTGACTTCTAACAATATCAGATTGATTAAACTCAATACAACTAAATATATCCATATCATTTAATACATCCATAAACATTCTTAATCCTTGTTTGTCTTCATTCTTTTGTAAGTCAGTTTGTCTAAAGTCACCAGAAAAAATAATCTTACTATTTTCACCCAGTCTTGTTATTATACTATCTAATTCATGAAAGGTCAAGTTCTGACATTCATCAACTAATACTATACTATCATCTAAAGTGATACCTCTTATAAAACTTGTAGGTGTAAAATTTATCATTCCTCTAACTTTAAGATTCTCATAAGCATCACCTCTGTTAAATAATTGTGTAGCAATATTAACATAAGGTGCCTCGTACACTTTTGTTTTTGCTGATTGGGTTCCTGGTAGATAACCTATATCTCGTGTCGCTACCGCACTTCGAACTATTATCAATTGGTTGTACTTCCTTTCTAAAATATCTTTTAGTGAAAGGTACATTGATAGGAATGTTTTTCCAGTCCCAGCTACTCCATGACATAATAGATTTTGTCCTTCATTATATGCTTCAAATACTTTTCTTTGGTTTCTTGTTTTTGGATCCACTCGTTTAATGGAAAATGATCGTTGTGATTTTTTAAGGAGTCTTCTTGCATGTTTTCTTTCTCTACGAGTTAGTTGGTTTAGTAATTCATCACTTATTGCGACGTTTTGCATTTTGCCTCTTCCTGTGTTTGTTGATTGCGTTATCGGTTTTGACTTGTTTAATGGTACGTCGACTGTGCCTAGACGCGAGTGCGCTTGTTGGATGAGCTTCAGATATTTTTGATAATACCTCGTTGAAACCATTGTCAGTCTTTATACCACCTACACCACCAACAATGTTAATAGGAGTCGGGACTTGTTCAATATCAGGATTGTCTTTCAGATATTCTTCTCGTTCAGACATAGAGAGAAACTTCTCTTCCACTTCATTTGTTTTAGTATTTTTAAAAATGTATATAGGCATAAATTATTTAATGTAGTTCACTTTCCCATTCAGGATCGAATGAATCATAAAATACCCCAGTAACATTGTCACTGTTAATCTTATGTATTATTCCAATATCTCTAGGAACTACAAATTTAAAGTTAACATCAGGATTTTTTTTAGCCATGTATTCAAAATATCTGGCTCTATTATAATTATCATTATGATTTGCTCTAGTCTCAGGACCATAGCAAGACGTTGTATCATAAATATTCTTTACACTTATCTCATCTTCCAATATAAAATCAAAGCCAAATAAATATAAAGTTTTGAAATCTTTCTTTATAGCTTCAAAGCAAGCATTCATACCAGCATTAGATCTTGGTCTACTTGGATTATGTTCTGCTGGTTCGTATTGTTCTTCTGCAGGAGGTACTATAAATCTATTCTTTGGATAATCACTATTATTGATCTCTTGTATTATTTCATGATCAATAGCTACAAGATAGTCAGGAGTAAAGTCTCTATATAAGGCATTACAACCAAAAGTACAACCTTGACCAATAAGTTTATTTAAGTTAAACTTCTTTCTCGTTAAACCATTACCAATAATAAATGCTGGTTCCTGTTCCATTATATTTCTTCTTTACTCCAGAAGTTTGTATCTATCCATTCTGAAACTTCTATGTGTTTGCATATTTTACGTTTAGCGTCATTAACTGAAATAGCAATAACTTCAGCAGTACAGTATCCATTATCAAAAGACCAACTAATATCATTACTACTCCCTTCCATTGTTACTTCATCTGGTATGGTAAAACATAAAGTCCATCTCATACGTTCTGGAAATTTAATTACTTCACCCATTAGAAATCTGTTGTGATACCATTCTTTTCCCAATCTCCATAACGAGTTGGTTCTGGTCCAGAAGGACCACCTATTTCTTTTTCTTTTTTCTTCTTTTTAAATATGCGATCATAATTCTCAGCATACTCTTTTGTTATAGGTCTTGTTTTACCATCCCAATAAGTCATTAGAACCTCTTACTAATATAACATTTACATTTATCATCCCAACCATATTTTAGATTACTGCATCCGGTCAACAGGATTAGGCATATAATGATTATACTCTTCTTCAACATTTCCGTTATTTACTACATAAATTATTATTAAAAACTCTATTACAAGTACTACGGCCAATAATTTTAAACTAAAAATTAAAAACTTATCCAGTGACATATAATACTATGAACATTAACAATAAAAATATTGCTATGCCTTTATCTCTATCCATCTATAATCCTGTTATTAAAAATAATAGCCATACTGATAGCACTATGATGACTACTTGTGCATATACTAATGCGTGCCACATTACAAACCTAACTCTGGAAATGCCTTTTTAGCAACGTGTCTGCTAATATTTTTCCAAGGCATTTTTTTATTCTTAATTGATAATATTAGTTTGGCATCATCTGGATCCAAACTTTCTATAAATTCAATGAAAAGCATTTCACGTTTGATAGGTTTAATATTATCATAGTCCTTACCCTCAACAAACATTCTTACTTTTCTAAAATCTGACTTTAATACGTTTTGTATATCCTCTTCTTTTGATCTTGGATTGTAAGGTGGGTCAGTTTCTGGTAGTAACCAGTTAATAGTTGGATGGTAACAATAATATAATACTGTTTGTAGTGATGGGTGGTTGTTTTGTTTTAGATAATCAACTCTTTCCTCTACAGTTTCCATCTTAGATGCTTCTGCTAATATCTCAGCTATGCCTTTATTCATTAGAACTCCTGTATATGTTCCATTAAGTTTTTTAATTTATGTTTAACAAAGTAGTTAAACAGTTTACTTCGTCCATTATCCTTATAGTTTTGATATAAGTCAACTATTTTATCTATAATATCTGACGGTGTTTTGTTCAAATCAACCAATTGCTCATTACGACAATAGTTTCTATACATCCTATCGTTACAAAATTCATTGGGTTCCATATTAATCCAGCTATTTAATCTTGCTGTTACTATTTTAGATTGTCTTTTTTGACTAACAAACGTATCATCATCAGATAAAATATTAGGAATACCGTCTCCTCTATCACCTTTTATGATATGTTGCTTGAGATAATTTGTTGGATCCACACCGTTTAGATATTTTTTTTGAATGA